CGCACTTCCCGGTCAACGCCGTGGTGGTCACCAGTTGGGACAACCTGTCGATCTACTTCCAGGACAGCAGCTGGCGTCGTCACCTGATCGAGAACCCGAAGCGCTCCCGCGTCGAGGATTACAACGGCCGCAACGAAGGCTACGTGATCGAGCAGCTGGAAAAATTCGCCGCCGCTGAAAACGTGGAGTTGGTCTGATGAGCCTGGCCCTGGCGCACAAACGCCGCATTCAGGCCGAAGGTCCAGCCACGGCCGACGCCAGTGCCGTCGCGGTGGTCTATTCCGCTGCCACCGCGCTGGCCAGCCCAGCCAACGCCAAAAAACACCTGAAGCTGATGGAAGACGCGTTGGCCCAGGACCTCGAGCGACTGAGCGCGATCGATAACCTCGGGTTGCGCCAACAACTTAAGCGTGACGAGCTGGTGCCCAAGTACCTGGACTACGTGCAGCGCTATCGCGATTCCGGATTGAGTTTCCCGAACCCGGTGGTGATGCAGGTCCTGGTGTGGCTGTTCGACACCGAGCAGTTCGAAGCGGGCCTGGACCTGGCGGACTTCGCCATGGAACAAGGCCAGCCGATGCCCGAGCGTTTCAAACGCAACGTGCAGACCTTTGTCGCCGATGCGGTGATCGAGTGGGCCGAGGCTGAGCAGAAGGCCGGTCGCAGTCCTGAGCCGTATGTGTCCGACCTGCTGCCGCGTGTCGATGATGAATGGCAGCTCACCGAACAGATCCCGGCCAAGTATCACAAGTTGCTGGGTATCCGTGCCCTGGATGACAAGGAGTGGGCCAAGGCCATCACTCACTTTGAGCGCGCCACTGAGTTGCACGCCGGTGTCGGTGTAGGCACCCGCCTGGAAGGTGCTCGCAAGGCCTTGGCCAAACAACTGGCTGTGACAGCCGCCGAATAACCGACTACCCCCCCCCGGCGAGAAACTGTGGATGTGAGCCAACCATTTATGGCCTGACCCACTGAAACAGTTTTCCCGCCCCTATTCGAGTGCCCAGCAATGAGCTTTTCCGGGAAACCCACGACCTTTGTGGAACAGGCGATCGAGAACGACGGCTTCTGGCCAGACCTCTCCGTGGCCGAGTTTCAGAAGGGTTACCGCCTGCCGGCGGAGTACCTGGTAGACATGCTGGCCGCTGAACTGACCACGGCAATGACCGAGGTCAATCGCGATCTGGCCAAGCGCAAAGGCCAATGGCAGAACGTCGGCGTCACCACCGTGGAATCTGCGGACACCACGGTGCTGCCCGAGCGCACATTTCACGCAGCGACGTACAAGCGCGCCGTGTACTGCCGCGCCAAGGCCAGCCTGCTGACCCAGTTCGCTACGGTCACCCGCCGTGAAAGTGCAGAAAACACCGGCAAAGAATTGCCCGAGCGTGGCGAAACCTTTTTGGAGTTCAGCCAGCAGGCCGTCCGCTCGCTCCAAGGCCGTGGCCGCATTACGGCGGCGTTGCTGTGATCAAACTCCGTGCCCTGACCACCTACCTGATCGAGCGGCGCCTGGTGCTGCCGGAACAGCTCGACAGCTGGACCGACCAGGTGAACCTGGAGCTGATCTGGAAGCCGGACCTCGACGGCCTGCGCATGGGTGACATGCGTTACAGCGCCACGATCGCGCTCGAACGTTTCGCCGATCACCCGGGGCGTTTGATGGCATTGGTGGGCAGCTGGCTCGAGGGCAACGACCAGGACCGCGACGACCTGCCGGCGGCGAAGTTCGACATCACCATGCTCGACAACGATCTGGCCGACGTCGACATCACTCTGGAATTCAACGAGCCGCAATACCTGGCCGAGGATCCTGCCGGCGAGATCGAGGCTTTCGGCAAGACCTGGGCGTTTGTTCCGTTCGACCTGTGGATTGCCGAACACGGCGAGGTAGGCAGCCGTGGGGCGTAGCACTTTCGAACTCGATGCCCGGGGCTATCTGGGTGTGCGCGAGCAACTGGCGTTGCTCAGCCTCCCGCCACAGTTGCGCCGTCGCTTGCTGAACAACGTCACCAAGCGCGTGCGGACGATGAGTCGTAAGCGTGTGCGTGATCAGCAGAACCTGGACGGATCGCCATTTGAGGCGCGCAAGGGTTCTGGCAAAGGCAAAAAGAAGATGGAAGCCGGCCTGGCCAAGCTGATGCAGGTGACCCGCGTGAGTGCCGACGAAGCCGAACTGGGATGGCGTAACGCGCTGACCAGTTGGGTCGCGGCGCAGCAACACAACGGCGCCAGCGAGCGCCGCACCGCTGCGCAAATGCGCAAATGGAACACGGTTCCCGTTGGCCTGGCCGCCACCGAAAAGCAGGCCAAGCGTCTGCGTCGGCTGGGCTTCAAGGTTCGCCAGGAAGGCAAAAAGGGTCTCTCTCGTCCGTCCGTGGCGTGGATTCAAGAGCATGTGAACTACGCCAAGGCTGGCCTGCTGATCCGCATCCTGGATGACGAAAAAGCCGAGAGCAGCGGCGCGCAAAGCTGGGAAATCACCTTGCCCAAACGCCAGTTCATCGGCGTCAGCACCGAGCGGGACACCGCGTTGCTGTTGAACCAGGTGCTCCAACAAATCCTTAATTCTCCCCGCTAGCGAGGCACTGCATGGCACTTGGCAAAGTCAGCGTAAACAATCTCAATTTGGGCCAAGGCGCCGTGACTGAGATCGAGCGCTATTTCCTTTTCATCGGCACCGGCGCGAAAAGCATCGGCCAACTGATCGCGCTGAACAACGACAGTGACCTGGACAGCGCCCTGGGCATTCCGGCCAGTGACCTGAAAACCCAGATCACGGCTGCTCGACTGAATGGTGGCGATCGTTGGGCCTGTCTGGCGGCCCCGATCGCGGCCGACACCGACTGGTCCGAAGCGTTGGAAAACGCCCAGCAACAAGGCTATTCAGTTGAGGCGGTGGTGATCACCAAACCGGTGACCACCGGCGCGCAACTGTCGGCCATGCATGACGCGGCGATCGCGCTGAACAACACCTATGGCCGTCGAGCCTTCGTCATGGCCGCGAGTGCCGGCATCACCGTGCTGCAGACCTGGGATCAATACCTGGTCGAACAGCGGGCGATCACCACCGGCCTGGCTGCGCCGCGTGTCCTGGTCGTCCCCCAGCTGCATGGCAATGACCTGGGCGTGCTGGCGGGCCGTTTGGCCAACGCCGCCGTGAGCGTGGCCGACAGCCCAATGCGCGTGGCGTCCGGTGCAGTGCTGGGCTTGGGCCCGGTGCCCACTGACGTCGAAGGCGTACCGCTGCCATCGGCCACCCGGGCCGAGCTGGACAAGGCGCGGTTCTCCGTGTCGCAGACCTACCCGGATTACCCCGGCGTGTTTTGGGGCGACGGCAACATGCTCGATGCGCCGGCCAGTGACTTCCAGGTGATCGAGTACCTGCGTCTGGCCGACAAGGCTGCACGCCAGGTGCGGCCGCTGTTGATCCGCCGCGTGGGCGACCGTCGCCTTAACAACACCCCCAACAGCATGGCCGCCGCGATAAGCGCGTTCATGAAACCCCTGCGCCAGATGGCCAAGTCCGCCACGTTCGCCGGCCAGGTGTTCCCGGGCGAGATCGAGGCACCCAAGGATGGCGACATCGTCCTGGTGTGGCACAGCAAAACCAAGGTGGAGGTTTACATCAAGTTCCGCCCGCTCAACTGCCCGAAAGACCTGACGGCCAACATCGCCCTCGACCTTTCCAACGACGATTCGGAGTAACCCCTATGTCACGTATTGGCGGCAAGAACTTTGACGTGAACCTGGGCGATCTGCTGGTTCACGTTGAGAGCTGCACCCTGGATATCACGGACAACACCGCAGTGGCGCAGAGCGGCGGTGTGCCCAACGGGCACGTCGACGGCGACGTGTCGGGCAGCGGGGAAATGGAGTTCGACACCAGCAACTTCAACCTGCTGATCGAAGCCGCTCGCACGGCTGGCAGCTTTCGCGAGCTCGAGCCATTCGACTCGATTTTCTTTGCCAAGGCCGGCGACGAGGAACTGCGTATCGAGGCCTTCGGTTGCAAGTTGAAGGTCTCGAGCCTGCTGAGCATCGATCCGAAAGGTGGCGAGAAATCCAAGCACAAGGTGCCGTTTGACGTCACCAGTCCGGACTTCATTCGCATCAACGGCGTGCCGTACCTGGCCGCTGCCGAGATCGAGGGTCTGCGCTGATGTCTTGCCCGTTCGATCGCGCCCAGGCAACGGAGCAACGCCAACGCGACCAGGCGATTGCCGCCCAGTTGGCCCAGCCGCGCCCGATCGGGCCAAGCCGTAGTGAGTGCCTGGACTGTGACGGCGAAATCCCAAAAGCGCGCCAGGCGCTTGGCGGGATCTTGCGTTGCGTGCCATGCCAGTCAATTTTTGAAAAAGAGGCTCGCTGATGAGCACGAATCAGGCCGCTCAGGACACCGCCATTGTATTCCTCAAGGCGTCACCGGCAATCGGCGTGGCCGCTACCGGCGTGACAGGGGCCATCGATTGGTCATCGGTAGCCTACATGCTGACCGCGCTCTACATGGTGCTGCAGATCGTGCTGCTGGTTCCCAAGTACCGTCAGATGCTGCGCGACTGGAAGGGCAAGTTATGAACCTGCGCACCAAGATCGCCACCGGCGCCATTGCGCTGGCCAGCGCTTCCTTACTCGGTTTTCTAGGCCAATGGGAAGGAGAGGGCCAGAACGTGGTCTACCCCGACCAGTTGGCCCGGGGACTGCCGACGGTGTGCAAAGGCATCACTCGCCACACCAGCCCTTATCCGGTCGTGATCGGTGACTTCTGGTCGGACGCTCGCTGTGACCAGGTGGAGCAGCTGGTGATCGTGAAAGGGCAACTGCAGCTGGCCGACTGCATCACCAATCAGCAAGTGGGGCAGAACACCTTCGACGCGCTGAGCAGCCACGCGCACAACTTCGGCGTGCCGACGACGTGCGCCAGTCGTGCGGTCGGCCTGATCAACGCCGGACGCATCGCGGACGGCTGCAAGGCGATGGCCTGGGCCCCGGATGGCAAGACACCGGTGTGGGCTTTTGTTACCGACGCCCAGGGCCGCAAACAGTTCGTTCGCGGACTGCATGCACGGCGCCTGGCGGAAGCGAGGCTGTGCGCGCAATGACCATTCCACCGTTGCGCCTCGTCCTTTTTCTGCTGCTGTCCGCGCTGCTGGTCTGGATTGCATTCGACCAGGTGCGCGATCAGCTCGACACCGCTCGCCGCGAACGCGACGACGTGCAGCGTGAGGTTACAGGCCTTCGCGAAGCGGCCCGCATCAGCGGTGAGATGTTGGCCGACCGCGATGCGATCGACCTTCAACGTACCCAGGAGCTGAGCCATGCGCTCAATCAAAACGATGACCTGCGCCGCGCTGTTGACGATGGCCGTCAGCGGCTGCGCCTCGGCGCCACCTGCAGCACCGCAACGCCCGCCCAACCCGGCGCCGGCCGCGTGGCTGATGCAGGCACCGCCGAACTCACAGCAGACGCTCGATCGGATTATTTCACCCTCAGAAATCAGCTTGCCCTGAGTCGGCAAATGATCCTGGGCCTGCAGGACCACGTGCGCCGGATCTGCCTGCGCTGACCTCACCTTTAAACCTGAATGGAACAACGACATGACCGAGAAACGCGATATCACCCTGGAAGTCGGCGACAAAGAATTCACCTTCTCCATGACCCCGCAAGACGTGACCAAGTACTTCAACGCGATGACCGCCAACAACAAGGTGTCGCCGTCGCACAACCTGCTCAGCAACACCGTGGCGGCCGATCAACGCACCGAGCTGCGCACGCTGCTGGCCAACCCGGTGATGACGATGCAGATCGCCGGCGCGCTGCTCGAGGAGTACGCCCCGGACGTTGAAATCATCGTAAAAAAGCACTCGAGCACGCTGAGCGCCTGAGTGAGGACGGGCTTGGTCAACTGATGACCTTGTCCAGTCGCTGGCTGCCTGGTGCTGAGCCCACACCCGAGGTGATGGGCGCGGCCAAGTGGTTGGAGGACGAACACTGGAGACGCATGGAAATCGCCGTGGCTAACGGCATCGCTCATGCACTGAACGGATAAATACACATGGCTGACCGCGCTGCTCGCCTGGCCTTCATCTTGAGTCTGACCGACAAGGTCACCGCGCCCCTGGGCAAAGTGAAAATGGGGTTTTCCGACCTTGCCGAAAAGAGCGAAAAAAACATCAAGACGATGGGCTTGGGGCTGGGTGGCCTGGTCGGTGCCGGTGTCGCCATTACTGAATCTTTGGCGCCGGCGCTGGAGGTGAACCGCGCCCTGGGCGAGGTCCGCTCGCTGGGCGTGGCCGAGGATGCGTTGTCCGCGCTCAATCAGAAGGCGTTGGAATTCTCGGTTACCTACGGCGAAAGCGCCCGGGACTTTGTCGCCTCGGCGACCACCGTCGAGGGCGCCATCAAGGGGCTGACCGGCAACCAGTTGGCGGTGTTCACCAATGCCTCTGACGTGATGGCCAAGGCGACCCGGACCGACGCCGAGACGATGGGGCACTACGTGGGCACCATGTACAACCTGTTCAAGGGCCAGGCCGACGCCATGGGCAAGGGCGAATGGGTGGAAAAACTCGGCGGCCAAACGGCGCTGGCGGTGCAGCTGTTTCGCACTGACGGCGCGCAGTTGAAGGACGCGTTCAAGGAAGTCGGCTCAATCGCCACCACCGCCGGTGTGGACCTGGCCGAGCAGTTCGCGGTGATCGGCTCACTCAGCAGCACCATGGAAGGCGGGGACGCTGGCGGCATCTACAAATCATTCTTCGAGAACATCGGCGGCGCTTCGGAAAAGCTGGGGATGAAGTTCGTCGACCAGAACGGCAAGTTGCTGCCAATGCTCGACATCCTCGACAAGCTGGAAGGCAAGTTTGGCGACCTGAACAGTGCCAGCACCGGGGCCAAGCTGATCGAAGCCTTCGGCGGTGAGGGTGCCCGCGTCATCACCGCATTGACCAAGGACACCGATCGCCTGCGCAACGGCATGGACCAGCTGGGCAAAGTTCGAGGCTTGGAGAACGCCGAGAACATGGCGAAAGCCATGGTCGATCCGTGGCAACAGTTTGCCGCTGCCGTCGAATCGCTGCGCATCGCCTTTGGCCAAGTGCTGATTCCGATCCTGGCGCCCCTCATGGACAAGCTGGTGGGCATTGGGAAAACCCTTAGCCGCTGGACGCAGATCTTTCCGAACATCACCCGCGTGATCGGCATCACCACGCTGACGATTTTGGGCATCGTGGCCAGCATGTCGTTGCTCACCCTCGTGGTCGGGATCGCCCGAACCACCTGGCTTGGGTTGGTCACGGTATGGAAAGTGGTGCAGCTGCTCAATCTGCGCACCACTGCAGGGTTCGTCCTGCAGAAGCTGGCCATCTTGGCCTATACCGGCGTGATCTATGGTCTGAGCGCCGGCCTGGCCGTCATTCGGGGCGCCATGATGCTGTGGCAGGGCGCGATCTGGCTGGTCAACTTTGCGCTGACTGCCAACCCAATCGGCGTCGTGGTGATGGGGATTGCCGCCCTGGTCGCGCTGGTCATCGCCGCCGTCTACTACTGGGACGAATGGACCGCCGCGCTCCTCAACAGCGAGGCCTTCAAGTGGGTCAGTGACCAGTTCAAGGCGCTGTCCGACTGGTTCGGCTCCATGGGAGGCTGGTCGAGCATGGCCAAGGGCGCGTGGGACAGCATCGTCGGCGTCTTTTACAAGGCCATCAACAGCCTGATCGAGATGATCAACAGTATCCCGGGTGTGAACATCGAGGCGCGTTTTGGTGGCATGCCAGAAGTGCCTGGTGTCGACGCGGCGGTGAGCGCAGCCAACGCCGCCAGCACTGCGCAGAAAACCCAGCAGACCATCAATGCGGCCATTCCCAGCCTTTCGCCGTCGCGGGCCTCGGCTGTGCCCCCGGGCGGGTTGCTGACCAGTATTCAGAACACCAACAGCCAGAACAAGGGCACCCACGTTGAAAACGTGAACATCCACACCGCCAAGCCGCTGACCCCGCTGGAGCTGGAAAACATGGTCGCGATGGGGGTAGGCGGATGAGTCTCTATATCGATCTGTTGATCACCAATAACGACCTGACCCTGGACCCCTCGAATCAGCCATTGCTGGTGGACGATCGGGCCAGCATCGCCCAGGACATCGGCCACATGATCCGCGAAAGCGGGCTGTTGGTGACGCAGGTCGCCGAGCGCGATCGCTTCCGTCAAGCCGACTGCATCCAGCAACTGGAACTGCTGGTTGAGGCGGACGTGCGCCTGGTACCAGGCACCGTGCGGATCCTTGAAGAAGGGAAGGGCCGGTTTCTGGTCACCGCCAAAACCGTTGAATTCGGATCTGTCGAGGTAGTGCTGTGAGTGACGTAGATTTCAAACAGGCGTTGAGTGACGCCGGTATTCCGACGACCGAGGCCAAGCTGCGCGCTGCCTGGGAACTGGAAGTCGTCGCCCAGGGCAGCAAGTTGAGCAACACCAGTGCCTGGTCGCCGTTCTGGCGAGTGATCACCGCCCTGGTGACCAAGCCGGTGATGTGGCTGATCGATTTCATTGCCAGCACCGTGTTGCCGAACTTTTTCGTGAAGACCGCCACCGGTGCCTGGCTGGACATGTTGGCCTGGGCGGTGAACGTCACCCGCAAGCCGGCGACTAAGGCCGAGGGGTTGTTGCTGTTCACCCGAAGCGCGTTGGCCGGTCTGCTGGAAGTCCCGGCCGGCACCCGGGTGCAGTCGATCGCGATCAACGGTAACGTCTACGAGCTGGTGACGGTGGCAGCGGCCAGCTTTGCCGACGGCGAATCCCAGATCCGGGTGTTGGCCCGGGCCAAGCAGGCCGGTAGCGGATTCAATCTCGCACCCGGTTACTTTTCCATTTTGCCGGAGCCGGTGCCCGGGGTGGTCCAGGTGGTGAACGCTGACGGCTGGCTGAGCCAACCCGGTGCCGACACCGAGCCCGACGACGAGCTGCGCCTGCGCGTGCGCAACCAGTTCTCAGCGGTCAACCAGTGGCACACCGACGCCGTGTATCGCGCCATGATCGCCGTGTTTCCCGGTGTGCAGCCCGATGGCGTTTACTTTGAACACAACGCGCCCCGGGGCCCCGGCAGTGCCAATGCCTTTGTGCTCTTCGAAGCCGACTCGCCGGCGGATACCTTCCTGGCTGAAATCAACCACTACATCCGCGACCAGGGCAACCATGGCCACGGTGACGACCTGCTGGTGTTGGAAATGCCCGCCACGCTGCACACGGTGACGCTGACGGTCTGGCCCAAGGCTGAAGTAGGTGCCGAGCGTTGGCCCGCGCTGAAGTCTGACATCGAGTTGTTCATCCGCGCCGCATTCCGTGAGAGCACGGCCAGCGATTACCAACCAACGCTGACTCACCCCCAGTCGCGGTTTTCCTTCAGCCGTCTGGGGGAGGAGCTGCACCAGCAATTCCCGGGTATCGATTCGCTGGACTTTGATAACGCGGACATCATTTCCAAGCTGAGCATCCCGCGCCTGTCCGGGGTTGAGGTGATGTTGAATGCTTAAGTTGAGCCTCCCGTTTTGGCTGGACGGGCCGGAGCTGGCCAAGCTGAAAGCGGCCGCGCAAGCCTGGTGGATCAAGGTCGAAGGCTGGCTGCACTGGCCGTTGCTGCAGATGGACGCCGAGACCTGCCACCTGAGCGTGCTCGATCTGCTGGCCTGGCAGCGCGACATCCAGCGCTTTCACGGCGAACCCGAAAAGCTCTACCGCCGGCGGGTGAAGTACGCCTTCATCAATGCCGTGGACGCAGGCAGCACCGCCGGCATGGTCCGCATTTTCGAACGCCTGGGCGTCGGTTATGTGGAGATCCAGGAGCGCCTGCCGGACCTCGATTGGGACGTAGTTTTGCTGCACCTGTCCGACACGCAGCTGAGCGAAAACCCGGTGTTGCTGCGCGTCCTGATGCAGCAATACGGCCGCACGTGCCGGCGCTACGACTTCGTCACGATCACCCCCGTGAAGCTGAACATCGGCGTGGCCGACCTCAACGACGACCAACAAACCCTGATTGCCACCCTGGACGACAGCGCCAGTCGCCTGGTCGTGATCAACGAGCTCGCATTGCTCACCTTTTTGAACAACCCGTTTAGGAGCACCCATGGGAGCTAGCATCACGCTTGCCGGCGAGAGTCTTATTGCCCAGAAGCAAGGCGCAGGGGAGAAGCTCGAGGTTGCTCGTTTCATCCTGGCGCTTGTGCCAGGCCTTGACCCGAACGCCCCGGTTGATCGCGCCGCCGGCAAGCCGCCAGCGTCTCAGATTGTCTTCACCAAAGCCTACGACCGCAAAGGCTACGTCAGCCCCAATCAGGTGATCTACAGCCTGATGGTGGGCTCAGACGTGGGTGACTGGGACTTTAACTGGATCGGTCTGGAAGCGTCGGAGGGCGTGTTGCTTGCGGTTGCGACGGTGCCGGTGCAGCAAAAGCGCAAGAACATTCCGCCGCTGCAGATCGGTAACAACGTCACCCGCAACTTCCTGGTGGAGTTCAACGGTGCCCAGGCGCTGACGGGCATCACCGTCGACGCCAGCACCTGGCAGCACGACTTTACGATTCGCCTGAACGGCATCGATCTGCGCGAGCGCCTGAGCAACCGCGACGTTTTTGGTCGGGTCTGCTACCTGGCCGACAGCCTGCAGATGGAACGCAGTTTTGACCTGTACCAGGTGAAAGCGGGTATTGCCTACGTGGAGGGGATCCGCGTCGAGCTGCCTGAGCCGGTCCAGGTGCAACTGCCGGCGCTACCCGTCAAAGCCTGGCTCGACGTGGCGCTGGCCCGTGAGGGCAGCGACGCGGTCGCCGCCTGGAAGGTGGTGTTCGGCGCCGCGAAGACGGACTACGTCGACAGCAACGGTACCGCCCATTACCTGGTGGAGCTGGCCCAGGTGTCGGTGACCGAAGACATCACGGATCTGCGCCAAAGTGAGCCAATCACCGGCGCCCTGGTCAAGCAATTCGCGTTGCGCAACGGCGACTACGAAAACCTACGCGCCCGGGCCACGACCAAAGATGACGTCGACCTGGGCGAGCTGCCCAACGCGAAAAGCGATGACCCAGGCACGGACAGCAGCGACATTCTGGCGACCACCAAGGCGCTCAACGCCCTGCGCAAGGTTATCGCTGACTCCGAGGTCGGGCGTATCGGCACTTTTGCGATGGCCACACCGCCGCCGGGATGGTTTCGGGCCAATGGCGCGGCGGTGTCGCGCACGGTATACGCCGCGTTGTTCGCCAAGATCGGTACCACTTACGGCGCCGGTGACGGCGTCAACACGTTCAACCTGCCGGATCCACGCGGCAAATTCATACGCGTTCTGGATGACGGTCGCGGCATCGATGCCGGTCGGGTATTGGGGAGCTCGCAAGCGGATGAAACGCGCGCCCACAACCACGCCGGCAGTTCAGCGGCTGCGGGTGGCCACAGCCACTCCAGCAGCTCAGGGGGCGCCGGTGGCCACAACCACTCGGCATCGGCGGATGCCCAAGGTAACCATGCTCACACCGTGAACAACTCCAGTGCAGCGGGCGGCACTCCCGGTAGCTGGACCTTCGCGGATTTCGGCGGCGGCGTCGACCAGCCAGCCAACGTCACCAACGAAGCGGGTAACCACTCCCACAACATCAGCGTGGGTTCTGTCGGCGACCACGCGCACGTCATCACCGTCGGCGCTGTTGGTGATCACGCTCACGCCATCACCGTGGGCTACTCGGGAGGCGCGGAAACACGCCCCCAAAACATCGCCTTCCTTGCCTGCATTAAGTATTGAGACCCGCCATGGATACCAAAACCGTCTATCAAACCGATCACCTGGGCATCTTCACCGGCAAGACCGTGGCCGATCGCTCGCCGCTGGAACCGGATGTTTGGTTGATTCCCGGCGGGTGTGTCGAAGTGGCGCCGCCAGCGGTACCGGAAAGAAAGGCGGCGTTTTGGGATGGTCGACGCTGGCAGTTGGTTGACTCCTATCAGGGGCTGACGGTCTACAACATCCAGACCCGTGTGCCCCTGGTCATCGAGCGGGCGGGTTCGCTGCCGACCGGCTACACGCTGGAAGTGCCAGGCCCGGGGCAGATCTGGGGCAATGGCCACTGGGTGGACGACATTCCGGCCGTGATCGAGCTGCGCTACGTCGCCCAACTGTCGGCGGTCAACACGGCGTGTCTGCAGGAGATCACCGGCGGGTTCTGGTCGTCGGTGTTGGGCGATCGTTTTTTCTATGAAACCCAGCTTCAGGATCAGTTGAACCTGACCAGCATGATTTTGCGCGGGTTGGGTGGTGTGTTCCCCTGCCAGGACCAGGCCGGGGTGAAAGCCTTCCTGGAACACACCAGCGATCAACTGCGCCAGATCGGCGACGAGTTCACCGACTTCAAGCTGCAGCGTCTGCTCAAAGCCAACGACCTCAAGCAAGCCTTGGCGGCGGCGCGAGCGACGTCGGACCTGGACGCGCTCAACGCCGTGGTGTGGGAGTCCGCACTGGTATGAATTGGGCACCTATCACCATGCGCTGGCCGGAACAGTCCACCCAGTGGCTTGACGACCTCGAGGTGGCCAAGGATCTGGCGAGTCTCGAACTGACCAGCACCGGGCAACGCCTGGCAAGTCTCGCCGACTTGGCCACTACCTCACCGGGTCCGGTCGGCGCCGCTGCGGAAGCGGCCGTGGCGGCTGGCCGCGCCGGGCTCAGTGATGCCTTGGGCGAAGTACCGGCCTGCCTGGTGGTGACGCCATTCCAAAGTGGGGTAGGGCAGGGCCGAGGTAACCAGCGTTATCTGTCCGCGCCGAACTTGCTGCAGCAGCTGGGCGAGAAGCTGGAAGACAGCGGCGATGACGGTCGTCCCGCCGGGGCGCAATACGCCTTGGCGGTGATGTTCCTGGGCACACGCTATGACAAGTTCGCCGCGACCTTGTCCCGCTTCAACGCCGTGCTACCCATGCCTGACTTGCAGCGCGCCGAACGTCGGGCGAAAAACCTGTTCGCGCTGGACGCTGAAAAGTGGGAACTGCCCACCGCCGGCACGCTGCCGCGTTGGGGGGCGCTGCCCCTGGAGCGTTGCACGGTGACCAAGGCCGCCACGCAAACCTTGAATAGTCAGCTGTCAGCACTGGAAAGCTACGCGGACAGTTCGCCGATGGCGGACCTGGCGCGGTTGG